ATCTTTAATAAAGATTTGGTGCTTGAAGTTTTGGAAATGTATGGTGGTGTTGAAGGTATTATTGGTTCAGCACTAGATTCACTGTATTCTTCAATCACTGGATTTTTCTCATCGTTTAATTTTGCGGAAATTGTGACAGATGAGATGTCAACGTTTATTGAGTTCATTTCTTTTGGACTAATCACAAAAGATGATGCAACAAAAGTGTTAGAGCGTATTGGCACATTCATCAAACCAGTAACAGATCGTATAGGTTCATTCATTGGTGGTATCGCAGATTGGGTAAAAGAAAAACTTATGTCTTTTGGTCGTTCACTTGACAAAGGACTTGGTGTAGAAACAAAAGGTGTTAAAGAAGAACGAAGAAAAGCACTCGAAGAAGACCCATACGCAAATGCAGTAGAAACAATCAAGGCACTTGATGAAGATATTTCTTTACTCAAAAGTAGAATCGTTTCACTTAAAGAATATCTTGAAAATAAAAAGCAATATGAAAAAGAAAAGGCGGAAGGTCGTGCAGTAAGAGAAGCACCTACTCCACCTCCAGTAAACTTACCGATAAGGCGTGTTTCAGAGAAATCTATATTTTCTGGTGTACCATTAGCAACAACAATCAAAGGCACTCCTAGTGATGTACCATCCGGTCAAATTGTAACTAAAGCAGATGGACCGTTAGATAGCATAACAAAGAAGGCCGATCCAAATGTAGACACATCCAAATTTAATCCTGAATTTCAACGCCGACTTGAATTGATGGCAACAGCATTCAAACAAGAAACTGGTAAAATGTTGCTTGTTACTTCTGGCTATCGTTCAAATGAAAAGCAAAAAGAACTGTATGATGCAGACTTAGCCAAAAACAATGGCAAACCTAGCGGTAAAGTAGCACAACCAATGGCACCTTTAGGACAAGGCGCTGGTAGTGTTCACATGAAGGGTCTTGGTATTGACATCAACAGTAAAGGTAACGATGGACTAAATGCGCTTGCCGGTACGAGAGATAAACCGACTGGTTGGTTAGAAAAATTCGGACTGATTCGTAACGTCAAAGGTGAGGATTGGCACGTTACTATTGGCGGTGCACCATCTACACCAGATGATGCTGAAGTGCCTGATGCAAAAGGAAATGCAGTTGATGTTGCAACAGGTAAAGTTGTACAAGGTGCCGATGTTGGTAAATCGTCAAGTGAAATTGCTGCTGAACAGCGTCAACAGTCCAAGCCAAAAAATCCTACAGTTATCAATGCTGGTGTAACAAACAACAACACTGTCATTAGAGAAGAAAAGATCCTTAAACCGGCATAAAAAACGCCACCCGAAGGTGGCGTCGCAGTTGATTAAGATAAAGGAGGATTTAATCTTCTGCTAGAGACTTAAAGTAATCAAGTTCTTCATCATCTAAATCAGGTGAAGTCTTTGGCGTGAAATCTTCAGCCTTAGTCTTTGATACTGGTGCAGTACCACTTAGACCCAAAACTTTGTCCAGTTTAGACTTCAGTTCATCATATGACTTGAAGTTTTTAGGATCAAGAAACTCTTTCAGTGAGTATTCTTTTTTCCACAATGCTTCAAGTTTAGCATCATCACCATCAAGCAAAGGTGACGAACTTTCAAATTCAGACTTATCGTAGTTGCGATAGCCTTCAACTTGACGAATCTTCAGTTTGAAGTTTGCACCTTCCCAGAAATCAAACGGATTAATTGGCTTCTCATCCTCAAACTGAGGATTCATTGCCTCTGTAATCTTATCAAAGATTTTTTTACCAAACTTATACAGTCTGACTTGACCTTCGTTTTCTGGATTTTTAGGATCAGAAACAACATAAATGTTTGCAATATAAAACAAACGCCGTTTCTGTTTACGTGCAATTTCTTTGTTTGCTTCAATACCAGAATTCCACAGAACAGAATTGTATTCTGAAACTGGATCTTTCTGATTCAAAGTGGTCAAAGAGTTTTCAATGTACCAGCCGCCTGGACCTTGAAAGCCATGATCAAACAAACGAACCCATGGTAATGCTTCATCACCATCGGCTGATGGTCCTGGCAGAAAACGAATGACTGCCATACCATTACCTGCTTTATCTACTTCTGGCTGCCAAAAACGTTCATCACCTTTAGAACCTTTGGAGCCTTCTGTGGGGGTATTGATTGATTCAACCGCTTTGGTTAGTTTATCAAACGAATTGCGGTTGCGTTTAAGAGAAGAAAAATCTGACATTTATTACCTCGTATAAGTTAGTATGTTAAATTGTATGTGCATCTTGTCCACATGATTCATTATATACTTTTATATATGTGTCGTCAAGTACAGACTGCACAGTTTTTATCGTTTTAGCCGTGTCTTTGTGAAGTATACCAATGCCGCCTGCCATATTAAAATCATCAATAACATCTTGCGTATCATCAATGAGTATAATATCGGATTTGGCATAGTTCGCTTTCAAATGACGACCAGGTACGATATTGGCTGTAAAGTCAATGTGGTGCCTTTTCAACCAAACCTTTTTCTGCCGCTTCACTTCTTCATGATGCATACGGCCACCAGAAGAAGAAAGTATCTCTACAGGAATATCAAGTGAGATAATGTATTTCAATAGTTCTTTACCACCCGGATACCAATCAAGGGTTTCAAAGTTATTGCCGTCTACGAACTGATTCCATTTATCATCGTGTTTCTCACCACGCTCACGACTACTCAGCGCATTTTGCTTGAAGACTTCTTTATATCTTTTGTTGAAATCAGACAGCACACCATCCATATCAAGATATATTTTCTGTATTCGCATCGTATTCCTTTTTGAGTATAAGTTTGTATTTTGTTGGTTCGAATGGTATGAACGGTGTGTACTTCTTTATCTTACGACTGATGTTTGGATAATGAATCGTGTCACCGATTTTCTTATCCCATAACGGCAAAAAGTTGAGTATCTTATTCAGTATACAAATTGATTCAAGTGAAATTTCATTATGTAAAAGTTTCTGTAGCAATACTGGATACTCACCATCTTGTACCATTAATGAATCATTTGGACTCTCCTGACTCATCAATGATTCAATGTCGTTCGTAAAGATATAAGTCAAAGATTGTATTACTTTCTGACGTTTGCGATATTCGGCACTGGATTCTTCCATAAGAAGGTTGCCCACCCAAACATTAGAATCGTGAATGAGGTTAGCAACAATAAAATCACGACCTTGTTCTTCATTGGTAAATCTGCGACTCAATTTATAGAAGTGCCACTTATCTTTACGATTCTCAAACGCACCAATGCTTGTGCTTACTTTACCATTGTACTTAAAGTAATCGTAAGAATCTGAATTGAAGTGGAGTTTAAGAGAAGTGTATAAACAAAATGCTTCATAACCCGTCATATCGGTAAACGATTGCCTTTCACTTTTAACATATTCAAACGCTCTGCTTGTTCGTGTATTTTTGCTTTTAAATTTGGTGTAATGAGTGAAGCAGCAACCTCTAACTCCAAACCAGTTTCTTTACAATGTTCGGTGATGGCCTCAAGATATGTGTAATCTGTATTGGCCACCAACCGTTCTATCTGTAAAGAGAACTTCAGCATTTCATCTTTAGTTGGCATTATGCACCGTTCGGGCTACCAAATCGCAAGTCATAAGTTGCGCCACCGATTGTACCTGGCATAGCAAATGTCAATGGTTCAATTGGTTTTGTTGACAATGAAGTGATATCAATTGTTGTCAGTGGTGCAATATCATTTGTTGTTATTGGTCTAATATTGCCAAATGGCCAATTATTGTTTGGAACATTTTCAAAACTAAACTCTTTTTGATATTGTTTAGGATCTTCTGGATCTTCTTGATCCCAAGGAATCACGGCAATCTGTCCATCAATTTCATAGCCACAACCTCTTAGAAAATCTCTCATCTGATTGAGAATGTCATCAAGAAACAATTCACTAAAGTTCATCTCAAGACTTCTATTGCCATTATTTGAATCAAATCGAATTGTAAAATTATGAGACTCATAATTGTCGTTATCAAAATCCATAATATATTTTCCCCTTTTTATTTACGATTAGCAGCGTGTGCAATACAAACAATATCATCACTTTTGGCATATGAACACCGTACAGCTAGTGGATCAATGCCTTTTGCAATAGCGTTTTCAATATTTGCTGCCATTAATTTACGGTCATTTAAACCATAGATACACACCGCAGCAACGATTGAAAGTAAAACCAAAGTAACTGAAACTGTGGTTATACTACTCAATCCTTTCTCCATCATCTTCTCCTTTTTGCTTGATAAAATACTCATGAATTTTTCTTTGCCTTATTGTAGAATAAATGTCTGCCTATTTGAACAGTATATCTCATATTATTCCAACCAGGTTTTACATAGTCTGCATGAAAGAACAAAGCACCTTTTGTTGGATCTTTAAACTTCTCAGTATAAAGATAGAACGCCAATGCTAACTCAGTTACACTATTATACAACGAATTGCTCTCTTGTGTCAAGAGTCCTTTTCGCATCATATCCTTAGGACGATTTTCACATACCCATGAAAATTGGCAAACAGTGCCAACCTTCTGTTTCACAACAGCGCAATAGGTATCTGGAAATACGCCAGATTGCATTCGATTGTGTGTAACAAATGCTACAGCAAGTTGACCTAATCTTGGTTCTAATCCTGCTTCAAAATACATGTTCTGTGCAAGGCATTCTACTTCAGCCCTTGCATCGGGTGATAAATCTTGTAGTTGAACTCTCGGTTCAATCGGTACTTTTATTTGTGCTGCTGCATGTCCAATGTAGACAACAAATGCCGCAAATATACTACAAAGTAATAGTGTGATGTAACGCATACTTTCTCCTATAAGTTAGGAGTGTGCCGAAGCACACTCGGTCACATCAGGCAGACTTTTTGCTCTGTGTCTTTTCTGCTGTAATGTTTGAAACGAATCCATTCAAGGACTGTGCCTTGGTAATGATATCATTTTCTGTGGGATAAGTTGGAAAGGCTGGATGTTCAGGTATTGCTTGTCCGTTTAGTTTAGCGGACTCTACCTTCACTTGCCATTCATTG